TTGATAAATTAGCTGATGCTGTAGTATCAACTTTAGGTCCTAATGGGAGAAATGTTGTAATTTATAGAGGAGCAGGACAATCCCCTCAATCTACTAAAGATGGAGTAACAGTAGCAAGTTCTTTTGCATTAAGCGACCCAAGTGAGGAATTAGGTGTTTTACTTATCAAACAAGCAGCAGTTAAAACAGCTGAAAAAGCTGGAGATGGTACAACAACATCTACTCTCTTAGCTCGTGAGATGATCAACCAAGGACTTGCAGCATTAGATAATGGAGAAAATGCAGTTCAAATTAAAAGAGATATTGATACAGCTGTTAAACAAATAATTGAAACCCTCAGAGGTAATATATCTGAAGACATTTCAGGGGACCAACAATTAGAACAGGTAGCAAGTATATCTTCCAATAATGATATTGAAGTAGGTAAATTAATTGCTCAGGCAATAGACAAAGTAGGATTAGAAGGTGTAGTCCATATTGAAGAATCTAAAACAGGAGAAACGTTTTTAGAAACAGTAGAAGGAATGCAATTTGATAGGGGTTATAAATCTCCTTATTTTGTTACAGATAATAATACAATGTCTGCTAATTTAGAAAATCCTGCGATATTAATCCTAGATCAAAGACTTAATACGGTTAAAGAATTACTACCTATTTTAGAGGCAGTATCAGCTCAAGGTAAATCATTATTAATCATTGCCGAAGATATTGATAATGAAGCATTAGCAACTCTTATTGTAAATAAAATGAGAGGAACAGTTAATGTTTGTGCTGTTAAATCCCCAGATTTTGGAGAAAGGCGTAAATTAGTTCTTGAAGATATTGCTACCACTACAGGTGGAGTTGTATTTAGTAAAGATAAAGGTATGAAACTTGATAAGTTTAGTTGGGATTGGTTTGGTGAAGCTAGAAAAGTTACTATAACTAAAGATCAAACAACTATTGTAGATGGTAAAGGAGAAGTAGATGCTATTGAAAAAAGAATAGAGGAATTAACAACTCAAATAGATAAATCTACAACACCCTATGAAAAAGAACAGTTACAAAATAGACTAGCAAAATTTGTAGGTGGGGTAGCAATTGTCCATGTAGGTGGGAATACTGAAACTGAAATGTTAGAAAAGAAAGATAGAGTTGATGATGCATTACATGCAACTAAAGCTGCTATTGAAGAAGGAATTGTTCCTGGAGGAGGAGCTGCATTATTGTATGCTAGAGAATCTATTAACAATTGTAACATTGGGGCAAGCATTGTTTATAAAGCATGTGGTAAACCATTTGAACAAATATTAATAAACGCTGGTCATGATTCAGTTGAAGCCCAAATGTTAGGTAAATACCAACTAGTAGATTCAGGAAATGATACATGGGCAGGTTATGACCTTAAAAAGGAGAAAGTAGTTAACATGAAAGAATCAGGGATAATTGATCCCACTAAAGTAACTAGATTAGCATTAGAAAATGCAGCCTCAGTTGCAGGAACAGTATTATTAACTGAATGTACTTTGACCCAAGATAAATCATCAGATTCTAACAAAATGGATCAGGTAATGGGGCATGCACAACAGGGAATGATGTAATAATAATAAATAAATAAAAATAAAAAAAAAATGACAAAACAAGAAATTTTTGAGATTATTGAAGAAAACTACAATATCTTAGCAGCAGAGAATAGTGGAACAACAAAAGCTAGTCAAGCGAGAGCTAGAAAAGCAGCCCAAGCTATTAAAAGGGTAATTACAGATTATAAAAAAGCATCTGTAGCAGAATCTAAATAATCTAAGTGGGGGAGCTTGTCTCCCCCATTTAATTTTCGTATATTATTATTATGGAAAAACAAACAACAATAGAAGAAACTAATATTACTATTGCAAGGAGGGTTCCTCCTGGTGATAAATGGAGATTAGTTGCTAATGAACCTGAAGGTCCTGTACATAAAACTTTAACAGATACGTTAGAAGCTTATATGGTTAAAACTGGATTTAGGGGTGAATATAGATTAGCACCATTAAAAGGAGAATTATATGCTATTTCAACTAAAGAATTAGAAATAGAAGAACCAGTAGAACAAAAATTTAGCATTTATGGTGAATACTAAAGAAAATAGTTTACTTAATGAGAAATACCGTCCTATAACACTTGATAAGTTTGTAGGAAACGAAAATTTAAAAAAATCATTATCCAAATATTTGGAACAAAATGATATTTTAAATCTTATCTTTTATGGTCCAAGTGGAACTGGAAAAACTACATTAGCTAAACTTATTGTCAATAACCTTGAATGCGATTATCTTTATATTAATGCTTCAGATGAAAGAGGTATTGAAACTATTAGAGATAAAGTTCAGGGGTTTGCAAGTACAATTTCATTTGAACCCATTAAAGTGGTTATTTTAGATGAAGCTGATTTTCTTACTATACAGGCGCAAGCTTCACTTCGTAATATCATCGAAACTTTTTCCCGTACAACAAGGTTTATTATGACTTGTAATTTTATAGAACGTATCATTGATCCTCTACAATCTAGATGTCAAGTACTTAAAATTGTACCTCCAACTAAGAAAGATGTTGCTAAACATTTACATTGGATTTGTAATGAAGAATCAATTACCCATGAAATAAATGATTTAGTACCTTTAGTTAATCAATATTACCCTGATTTACGTAAGTGTATTAACACTATACAATTATCAACTGTAGACGGTGGTGCAAATGATTTATATCTTAAACTAGACCAATCAATATTAGTATCATCTAATTATATAGATAAAGTAATTAAAGCATTATCAAATAAATCTAAATTTAATGATATTCGTCAAATTATAGCTGATGCTAATGTAAATGATTTCGATGAGTTATTTAAATTATTATATGAAAGAGCATCTGATTACTTACCAGGTAAAGAAGGAACAGCATCTATTTTAATAAATGAACACCAATATAAAGCAAACTTCCGTATTGACAAGGAAATAAATATAATGTCATTAATTCAACAAATATTAAATAATAAATAATTATGCAACAACAAGCACCACCACAACCACAAATTGATTTAAAAAGCACTACTGCTATTACTAATTCAGAAGGAAAAAGTTTATTCCAATCAGGAGTTATTTTAAGAAAAATTTCTAAATTCGTAGCAGGGACAGATAATGATGCAATCATGCCTATTCCTGTATTTTTTGATCCTACTAATGGTAAGATTGTAAAAGATGGTTTACCTCTAGAACTTAGAGAAGAACTTAAAGATGAAATTTGTTAAATGAAAAATATCTTTGATTGGTTAAAAGCAATTAATAATACTAAACCTCCTGTTGAATCTTTTACAAGTAAAGATTGGGAGGTTTGGAATAGTTATATGATTCATAGATTCATCTCAATGAACCCTGACTATATTGAAATTGTCAATTATGTTCAAGATTTACCACCACAGGAAAAAAGAATGATTTATAATATATATAAAGAATTTATACCTAAAAATAATAAGTGGAATAAATATATTAAATCAAAAACTAAAGAACCAAACAAAGAATTAATTGAACATTTAAGGGATTACTTAAAATGTTCAAGCAAAGAAGCAAAAGAAGCAATTACCTTGTTGGATAACACAAAAATAAGTCGTATATTATCCAATAGAGGATTAGAAACTAAAGAAATTAAAAAAATATTAAAATGAGCAAATTAGTAAATATGTTACGTACATCTGCAGAAGCAGATAAAGCAAAAGCACTATTATCCCTTGAATTATTAAATAATAAACCAGTTGGTATTGGGGACCATTCAACCGGAGATTTTTATAAAAATGCCGAAGAAGCACTTATTATGTTAGTTGATGCTGATGATAGATTAGGGGCATTAGACAAATATTTTAATACCAAAGGATTGCTAAATGGGTAGTTCCGTAACAAAATATTTAGAGGAAAATGTAGGCCATTTTGGTAATAAAACTAAATCACTAAAAAAACTTATGAGCGACAGAGAAATTATGGATGGAAAATATCCAAGCAAAAAGATCAAAGAATTTATAGATGATGAAACAAATCAAATCATAACTCTTTTTGAAGAAGAATATCCAGCATTAGCAGAAGAATTTCAAAACATACAAGATGAAATGTACGAAATGTTTGCTCGTAAACACATGGATTATGGATTAAATAACATAGCATTAGGTGGAGATATCGTTAATAATAGCGATGATAAAAAATTCTCACTAACTGGGTTAGCTATTAGATTAACGGATAAAATATCGCGTTTAAGAAATTTAATGGTTAATGGTAAAAATTATGTTAAAGGTGAAGGTATGGAAGATACTTTCATAGACGTTGCTAATTATGGTATAATCGGTCTTTTAGTAGGTCGTGATAAATGGAAAAAATAGTTTGGCTAAAAAACTCCCAAAAATAGTAAAGGAAATTAGAAATAATCCTCCTCCACCTGTTAATTATGCATATCAAAAGAATATATCATTCTCACAGATGTCTATTTTTAGAGGGTGCTCCTACAGATGGAAACTTCAGTATAAAGATAAAATTAAAAGATTTACATCTTCTATACATACTGTTTTTGGAACAGCCATACATGAAGTAATTCAACATTATTTGGATTATGCTTATGATAAATCATTTGCTGCCGCTGATAGAGATATTGATATGGAAGACCACTTTCAAAATACTTTTATATCTGAATACCAATCCCAATATAGAAGAAATAATAATGAACATTTTTCTTCTGCGTCTGAAATGAGAGAATTTTTTGATGATGGTATGGGAATTTTAAATTGGTTTAAAAAGAAAAGAAGTGGATATTTTAGTAAAAAAGGATATTTTTTAGTTGGTTGTGAAATACCTATTACTCTTGCCCCAAATAAAATGTTAAACAACATATTATATACAGGGTATCTTGATATTGTTATGTATCATGAAGCAACAGATACCTTCAAAATTATAGACATAAAAACCAGCACACGAGGGTGGAGAGATCAAGATAAGAAAAATGAAGATAAACAATTTCAATTATTATTATACAAACAATATTTTTCAGAACAATATGGTATACCTTTAGATAAAATTGAAATTG